ATTGATTCTTTTGCAACTGCTTCCGCAATTAAGTGTGCTCAGTGGGGTGGTGTGCTGGATGGTTTTGGCATTTACATCAACAACACTACGGGCAATGGTGTTGAGGCGGGTGAGGACAGTCGCAATTGCGTGATGAGCAATTTGTATTTGCAAGTGCGAAGTGCTTACACTGCAACAACCACTGGATCAGGCATCTATCTGAATACCTTTGATGATTTGACCACTACGTTCTCCGGTGGCTTGCGAATTGACACTTGCTACGCATTGGCATTTAAGTATGGATTGCGTTTGCGTGGCAAAACTCCTTTAGTTGACAACACTTGGACTTGCGTCAACGTCTATAACAGTTGGTTTGTTGGTAAGGCAACTCCCATCACAGGCAGTGCTGGCATTTATGTCAACGCAGGTACAAACGGCGTTGGCTCATGCATGATCGGCGGCTCGATTGAATCGTTTGATTATGGGATGTATGTCGAAAACGGCGCTAATAGTTTCAATATTCAAGACACGCTAATTGAAGGCTATGCCACAGCGCCATATTTTGTTGGCAATACTTGGTCGGGGTCTATTTCTGAAGGGCGCGGCTACCCAAGAATTTCCCGAGCAGCAAACAGTTCTACCGTTTATTGGGAACAAAACCAACTATTGACTGGTCAAGGCCCAATCAATGAGACATATTATTCTGCGAAATACGTTTTAACTTCAGGTAATGAACCTGCAAGCGGGAATGTGGCGTGGACAACATACCACAACGCTAGTTTGATTGATGGCAATTCTGTCGGAACATACGGACTAAAGTTTGAGGTTGGCGTTGGTTTGGGTTCTGCCAATGGAGCCGCAGTTCATCCAAGTCAGCATTACATTCGTCTTGGAGATAGCAAACTTCACTGGGGCAACGACAGCCCTGCTGCTCGCGCAGGGGCGCAGATTGTTGCTTGGAATCAAGGCGATATTTGCTACAACTTGTCAGCAACTGTTGGTCAGCCTAAAGGTTGGGTTTGTACCGTTTCTGGCACGCCTGGCACTTGGGTGTCGATGGGTAACTTGTAATGGCAGACACCAAAATCTCAGCCCTGACCGCAGCGACCACGCCGCTGGCGGGAACTGAGGTATTGCCGATTGTTCAAAGTGGCGTAACCAAGCAAGTCAGCGTTGCCAATTTGACTGCGGGCCGTGCGGTATCCATGCTTTCTGGCACTGTGGGTACAAGCCCCGGCGCTGTCACAGCGCCAACCAATGCTGATGATCTGGTTGTTCAAAATAATGCTGCGGCAGGCATAACGATTTTGTCGCCAGATGCCAATGCAGGCCGTATCCATTTCGGCACAGTGTCAAACAACAGCAACGTAACACTGTACGGTCAATACAACTACGGCTTTGATCTTTATTTGTCGGGGTCGATGGTTCTTCACGCCGACACCTCAACCAAAGACATCACTTGGTCTTTAGGAAACCTAGTCCAAGGCACAGCCGCCAAAGGCATCAACTTCACCGCCAACACTGGCGCAGCGGGAAAAACCAGCCAGTTGCTGAACTGGTATGAGGAAGGTACGTTCACCGCTGGAATCGCTTTTGGTGGTGGAACTACTGGTATTACATATGGCGCTCAATATGGGTTCTATACTCGAATCGGCAGACAAGTATTTGTTAATGGTTATGTTGCATTAACAAACAAAGGTTCATCAACTGGAAATGCAACAATTACAGGATTACCATATACATCCAAAAATGCTTCTGGTAATTATGGACCTGGCTCTCTCCTTCCGTACAGCATAACTTTTAGCGGTCAAATGTTTGCTGCTGTAACAACAAATGCGGCGACTGCAACTCTTTACCAAGAAACAACTGCTGGTGTTCGATCAAACCTTGATAACACCAACTTTGTCAACACAAGTGAAATAATTTTTAGTTTCACTTACATCGTCTGAGGATAAAAATGTCGCTCACTAAAGCATCCTTTGCAATGATTAACGGGGCGGTATTTAACGTCCTTGATTATGGTGCTGATCCTACGGGGGCAACACCAAGCACTTCAGCAATTCAAGCGGCAATTGATGCGGCGAAAGCCACGGTAAACACCGGTTTGGGTACTGGTGGAGGCGTTGTCTATTTGCCGCGAGGAATTTATCTCAGCGGTGTTTTGACAATTGATGTTCCATTTGTGTCAATGCAAGGTGATGGATGGACTGCAACTACCATTAAATCAACGGGCGTAACAAGTCCGTTGCTTAAAGTTTTAAGCACCAATACAGCAGCCGCTGAAAGCTACCATATGTTCATTAAGGACATAAAGTTTCAGAATGGCAACACCACTACAAATGATCTTCTTTGGTTGCAAAACATTGCGTTTTGGCGTGTTGAAAATTGTTGGTTTCAAGGTAGCGCAACAACTGTTAACACTTGTGTTGCAGTTCGTTCATCGTTGCTTGGTACTTTTGAACAATGCACTTTCCGTTACGCATCTGAATACACGGTTGATGTTTATCAGCTCTCAGGATACGCAACGCCACCGAATGCTGTCACGTTCCGTGATTGTTCGTTTTGGGAAGGCAAAACTTTTGGCTTGCGTTATCAAGATGGTGCAATGTTGCGTGTACTTGATTGCGATTTTGAAGGTAATGGCAGGGGCGCTAACGACCCCAATCATGGTGGCATTCAAATTAAAAATACAAGCCCTAATGGTGAAGGCGCAAGCGCAATCATCAACAATACCTGGTTTGAGGCCAACGTTGGCACAAACATTAGACTAGATGACCATCGTTATAACGCTGGCGGTGTTTACATAAGTGATTGTTTGGCGCTCGGTGGAAACGTCAATTATGGGATTTATGCTCAAAATCCGGGTGCTGGTCGATCAAACAATGTGAATGTGCAAAACTGTATTTTCCAAAGTGCTAATCTTTACGATTTTTACTTTGAAGATAATGTTCATGCAACATTGACGAATTGTTTGTCTGCGTTAGACAGTCTTGGTCAAAACACTTCTGCCTTCCCCCGACCAGCAACACCATCACGTTCTAAATCAATTGCTGCGCTTCAATCGTTTGGAACTGTGCGACTGACGAACAACAGCGCAACACCTACTGTTGACCAAGGTGCTGTTTATATTCTTGCTAACACGGTTGCTACAAACGTAACGGGTTTGATTGGCGGCGCTTCTGGTCAGACATTGACGTTTATTGATGAAACCGGAAACACAACGTTAAAAAATGGTATTGCACCAAGCGGAAGCGAATTAAAAATGTATTTAAGCGGCGCTGCTGACAAAGTTATGACCGCCAATGACACAATCACGCTTGTTTGTGACGGAACTGCTTGGTATCAAACCGCTTTTAGCGCAAATTAACCCATCTTGACACCGGCGTAAGTCGGTGTAAGATAAAAAACTGTACTGGCCCAGTTGACCAGGGATTCTAAAGAATCGACAAAATGACTGAAGAAGTCCAACAAGCCTTAGCGGAAGTAGACTCCGCGCCAGCAACCGAGGTGACGGCCACCACGGATATTGCACAAAATGCGCCGGAAGTAGCTGAGAATCAGCCCGAGCAACAACCTGCGACGAAGACATTCACCCAGGAAGAACTCGATGCTGCCATCGGCAAGCGCCTCGCAAGAGAACAGCGCAAATGGGAACGGGAGCAGCAAGCACGGTTGGCAGAAGTGCAAACCGCGCAGTCGATGCCCAAAGGCGATCTGGATCGCAGTGCTTTTGAGTCTGACGAAGCCTATGCTGACGCATTGGCCGAGCGCAAGGCCCATCAGCTTCTTGAGATTCGTGAACGCCAGAAGCAACAGGCTGCGACGCAAGCCGCGTATCAAGAACGTGAAGAAGCCGCACGGGACAAGTACGATGACTTTGAACAAGTCGCCTACAACCCCAGCGTCAGAATCACCGACTCGATGGCCGAAGCGATTCAGGCTTCTGAAATTGGACCCGATCTGGCCTACTGGTTTGGATCGAATCCGAAAGAAGCGGACCGCATTTCTCGTTTGTCCCCTATTTTGCAGGCAAGAGAGATCGGGAAAATTGAGGCCAAACTTGGCAGCAACCCCGTTGTCAAACCCACAACGTCTGCGCCAGCACCTATCACACCTGTAACAGCACGAACCAGCGGTAACCCGTCATACGACACGACTGATCCTCGTTCTACGAAGACCATGAGTGCGTCGGAATGGATTGAAGCTGAACGCGCCCGCCAGTTGCGGAAGATGCAAGCACAGATGAACCGCTAAAACTTTGAAAGGACTCGCATCATGGCGAATAGTATTCTTACCATTGACATGATCACCCGAAAGGCTCTCGAAATTCTCGAGAACAATCTGGTGCTCACCCGCAACGTGAACCGTCAGTACGACGACAGCTTCGCTGTCGAAGGTGCCAAGATTGGTTCGACCCTCCGTATCCGTTTGCCCGACCGCGCTCTGGTGACTGACGGTGCCGCTCTGCAAGTTCAGGACGACAACGAGCAGTACACCACTCTGACTGTTTCCAGCCAGAAGCACATCGGTGTGAACTTCACCTCTGCTGAATTGACCATGCAATTGGACGACTTCGCAGAGCGTGTGTTGAAGCCTCGTATCAGCCAGTTGGCATCGTCTATCGACGCTGATGTGGCAAACAGCTTCAAGAGCATCTATCAGTCCGTGGGCACTCCCGGCACGACTCCCGCTACTTCTTTGGTTCTGTTGCAAGCGCAGCAGAAGCTGAACGAAGCTGCTGCTGTCATGTCGCCCCGTTATGCCACCGTCAACCCCGCTGCTAACGCTGGTTTGGTCGAAGGTATGAAAGGTCTGTTCAACCCCACCGACACCATCAGCCGCCAGTTCAAGAACGGCATGATGGGCATGGGCGTGTTGGGCTTCGACGAGATCAACATGTCTCAGTCGATCAAGCAGCACACCACTGGCTCGTGGGGCACTGGCATCACCGTGACCAGCACTGTGTCTACCCAAGGTTCAACCACCCTGGGCATCAGCTTCACCGGCTCCAGCAAGACCTGGAACGTGGGCGATGTGTTCACCGTGGCCGGTGTGTACGCAGTGAACCCGCAGACCCGCGAGTCCACTGGTTCGCTCCAGCAGTTCGTGGTGACCGCTGCCGCCTCTGGCTCGTCCACCGCTACGCTGACTGTCAGCCCCGCGATGTACACCGCTGATCAAGCCCTAGCTACCATCGACGCATTCCCACAGGCTTCTGCCGTCGTGACGATGCTCGGTTCTTCTGCCAGCGCCTACGCTCAGAACTTGGTCTACCACAAAGACGCGATCACGTTTGCTACGGCTGACCTGTTGCTGCCCCAGGGTGTCGATATGGCCGCTCGCGCTGTCCACAACGGCATCTCCATGCGTGTGGTTCGCCAGTACGATATCAACAATGACCGGATGCCTTGCCGTATTGACGTTCTGTACGGTTACAGCGTCATTCGTCCGCAAATGGCTTGCCGTTTGTGGGGCTGATCTGAAACGGGGCTTCGGCCCCTTTCAACGTCTTAATTTTGAAAGGAATTTATCATGGCTCTCCCTAATGGTTCTGGCGGCTATCAACTCGGTGATGGCAACCTTAATGAAGCATCGTTCCGGGTCATTCCGGCTCCCGCAACCGCAACCGCTACGGCCACTTTGACCGCCGCGCAAGTGCTGTCCAACATTCTGCTGGGTTCGCCTGGTACGTCTGCTGCCAGCTACACGTTGCCCACCGTGGCCGATCTTGAAGCTGCACTGCCCTCGGCTACCAAAGCTGGCGTGTCGTTTGATCTGTCGGTTGTCAACGTGGACGGTTCTAGTTCTGGCGTGATTACGCTGGTTGCTGGCACCGGCTGGACGTTGGTTGGTCTGATGACCGTCGTGGCTACCGCTGGTACCGCCCAATTGTTCCGCGCCCGTAAAACCGGCGACGGTGCTTGGTCGCTGTATCGCGTTGCCTAAACCCAATGGGGGCTTCGGCCCCCGTTTATAAAGGACGCATCATGGCAAACAATAAACCCGTCGGTGTTGCGTACTCCGATCCTGCGCTGACCGCGTTTTATTTGAACGCACCTGTGACTAAGACTGCTAGTTTTAGCCTCGGTGATTCAGACAACTACGTGGTGTGCAACGGCTCTGCTGCCAATGTCTCTGTGACGTTGCCCAGCGGTTCCGACTACATCGGTCGTACCGTCACTTTGAAAAACCTGTCCGGCACTTACACAGTGATCTCGGCTTCGTCCAACGTCAAACCGTTGGCCTCTGCTACCGCAGGCACAGCCATTCTGGCTGCTACTGCTGGCAAGTGGGCCACTCTGGTTTGCGAAGATGGCACGAACTGGGTCATCATGGCTGCTGGCTAAAATCAAACGGGGCTTCGGCCCCGTTTCTTAACATGCCCATAATCTACCTCGAACATCCGGTTCACGGCACCAAGGTCGCCTCGCTCGACATGGAAGCCGAAGCAGATGAACAAAACGGCTGGACACGCTACAATCCTGACACGCCTTCGACTGTCGAAGAAGTGGCCTCGGAAGCCGATGTGGCTCCGATTGCGCGGCGCGGTCGCCGCAAGAAAACCGATGAATCGGTAGAAACCCCAGTGCCCGACTTTTTGGCACCGCAGACAGACGAAGGAGAGTGACATGGCTACCTACACCGCAGGCGAACAGATCAATCGAGCGTTGCGGCTGCTAGGTGTGCTGGCCGAAGGTGAAACGCCTTCCGCAGCCGTGTCACAAGACTGTCTGATGGCGCTCAATCAGATGATTGAGTCATGGAACACTGAGCGCCTGTCCGTCTTCTCAACCATTGACCAAATTTGCAACTGGCCGGTTGACCAGATCAACGCAACCCTTGGCCCCACCGGATCGCTGGTGCGTTTGAACGGTACTGCCGAGCGCCCTATTCTGGTTGACGATGCCACCTATTTCCGTGATCCGCAGACCAATGTGTCCTACGGCATCAAGCTGATCAATCAGCAACAGTACGACGGCATTGCGGTCAAGACCGTGACATCCACGTACCCCCAGGTCATGTTCGTCAACATGACCTATCCTGACATCGACATTTTCATCTATCCGCGCCCCACGCGCTTGTTGGAGTTCCACTTCATCAGCGTTGAGCAACTGACACAACCGGCAAACCTGTCAACGCAGATTCTGTTCCCTCCAGGCTACCTGCGGGCGTTTGCCTACAACCTCGCATGCGAAATTGCACCTGAGTTTGGCGTGGAGCCATCGCCCCAGGTTGTGCGTATTGCCATGACATCCAAGCGTGACCTCAAGCGCATCAACAACCCTGACGATGTGATGTCGATGCCGTACTCGCTGATCGCAACGCGCCAGCGCTTCAACGTCTATGCGGGTAACTACTAATGAAGACCCCGATCCTTGGCTCGACGTATGTGACTCGCAGCGTCAACGCTGCGGATGCCCGCATGATCAATCTTTTCCCCGAGGTCATTCCCGAGGGTGGTAAAGAGCCTGCGTA